GTTGGGCTTGATTCCAATATTGTTGTATGCCGTGTTCCAACCTAGCAGCCGTAGTAGCTTGTACTGCCATAGGTGTACCCGTATCTGATAAGACTCCTGATGCGGCATAAGCAGCTCTTTGATGGGATAGGTATTCTTCGCCTTTTAAACGCTCAGATTGTATGTTTGCTTGAGCATTCATAGCCTGTTGCTGGGCATTAGCTATGTCTACCTTGGCGTTATAGTCTGCAACCTTGGCTGCATACGTAGCCTGTTTCCCAGCTTCATAGCCTGAGAATATGTTGCCTACTGCTTGAAATGCTTGTCCTACAGCCATGTTATGTGGTTTTGGTTAAAAGTATGTGTGGTTGGCTATTACTGTCATTCCAGCCGTTTCTGACCATAAAGCGATGTAAACCCGTATCCTTAGCCACAAATGACAATATGCAAGGGATCTGCTCGTCCTTAGCATTGGCCTCAAAGAAGCCTATTATATGGCTTATAGCGTCATTTGTCGTCCTACCCATAGCAACGCTAGGGTTGGTGGTTATAAAGTCTATAACGGCAATTCTACCGCCTTGGTCAACGTAGCACCATCCAGCTGCTATACCCACGCCATGTTCCACTATCACCCCTAGGGATGGTAGGCAGGCTAATGGTACGGGAGCTAGGCCACGTTTTGTCCACCAAGAGCTAATTTCGGCATAGTCCTTCTCACGGTCTATAAGCCTTAGGTTCATGGACTACCTCCTATGTCTTGCTTAATGGTTACGCCAAGAACGGTCATTGGGAGCGGGTCATAGCCCTGTAAAGTGAATGTAGCATCCAGCTCATACTGTGTAAGTCCACCTACGTCCAATTCTAGGTCTAATGGCTTATTAGGCACAAATGGCGGAGGAAGCCCAGAGTTCTCCGTAATAGGATAGGCTTGTATGTCTACAACGTCTCCTTGCGGCGTAGACCATTGTCCACCAATAGAGTTGACTACACGGACGTATAGCTTGCTTAAAGCGCGGGTTAAACCAACCACCTCACCAGCCCTTTGGTCAACATCGAGCCTCATAGGTTGTAGATACCAATTAATTGGCAGTCCTACCCAAATTACGTCTCCCGTAACAGGCACGTAGTTAGGTAAGGTGACAGTACCAGTATTACTGCATGTGAGGCTTCTAAAGCTAATCATACCCGTGCCTGAAGCTGGTATAAGCGCCGCTACAATAGGTCTGTTATACAACGATGCTGGTAGTCCTGTAAGCGTATTAGATCCGCCTGTAGAAGGGGTGTAGGACGTAGCACAATCCACATAGCAGGCTTGAGACAGAGCTGGCTGACCAACGTTATAAGTCTGCCACGAAATGGGGTAGATACGCTCTATTGTGCATCCAAGAGCCGTTGCTGGGTTACGTAAGACTGTTACCCAAACCTCGTCATCTTGCCCATTAGCTCCGTATATTACTGACACAGAAAGTATCTTATCACCATTATCCTCGCCTGTCGTATGCTTAGCCCATGCAAAGATTTCCTGCTCCAAGCTATAAGTCATACCTATCAAACTGCCATCTCCGCATACAGCCCAGAGGATAGATTGGTTTTCAAACTCTTGCTGATAGTCAAATTGTTGGATGCCCGAATTTGTGAGATGCTGAGAATATGTCAGTACATCCTGAGACATATACTTATTGGTAAATACCGAGAATAGCATCTGCTCAAAATTGGTTCCGCGTCTTTGGACGTAGAAGGCTGCATTACCAATAATCTGGCCTTGTAAATATTCCGTAGATCCATTGGCAGAATGTTCTAGTGCCGTAATAGACGTAGGACTAATAGCCGTATTAGGCTGACCTGAGCTTACAATCCATTCTGCTGCGGAAAGACCAACCATCAAATCAGTCTGTGCCGTCATCCAGTTGATAGGACCACGACCTGGGGCATTCAAATCAAATGCTAGTCCATACGTAGCCTGTGATTGGTCTACTATGGCAAAGTTCTCAATGTCGTTTGTTTGCGTACCCCAAATGCGTTGTGGCTGGTAGTATGTACCGCCGTACCATGCACGCTCTTGATAGATGGTCACTGCTTGCGGATAGCCACGTACATTAGACCATGCGCCTTCTGACCAGAATTGCGTAATAGGAAGGTTAGCAGTCCATTGTACGGGATTGGTATCAGGCTGCTTGTTTAAGTTGGGTAGGGTACATGTGTAATTAGTACCACTATAACTTACTATATCACCTACGGCATAGGTTGTACCATTATTCCAAGCTGCTTGTAACTTTGTTGGGTAGTACAAATCTAATCCTATAACATTGCCGTATGCTGTATTAATGTCCGTTACAGACGTAATCTGTACTAGGCCATAGATAAATTGGTTGTCTGCCGTCAGAACAATTCTAGGAGGTGTACTGCTGGCTATAGCCGTTGTATTACCTTCTACTGTGAATGTGTATATTCCGCCAGTAAGCTCTTTACCAGAAATGGAATAATTGGCGTCTGCCCTACTTGTAAGCGTTGTTACACGCTGGAACGTAACGCCGTTGTCGTACGATACGGAAATAACCACATTGCCATTCCACGCACCGTACGTTTGTACTTCCCACGTACCAACTAAGTATAACGTACTATCGCCTAACCAAGATCCACCACTAAAAGTATAACTGCCACTACTGCCAGCAGCATCAAATTCAATGTTGGATACGGGTCTATTGTACGCCATCTGCCAATAACTACCCACATGTGCTGGTAAGAAAGTCTGTTGTACTCTCCACCATCCAGCAGCTAAGTCTGCATCAAAACTAACAGTAGATGTGTTAGCTACCAAACATACGTAGATATAAGGGAAACTTGATCCTGTAGGCGTTGCGTATACGGAATTACCAGGGACGTAAACTGTGTGTGAAGCCCAAAAATCATTAGCTCTTACTTGTAGTTCAACAGGGGCTAATACGGAGCTTACGGAAGATGCGCTAATTGTAAGGTCTGTTGCGTTCTCATCCAACATTGCTGGCGTGAGAAACTGAACCTGCTGCATTACCCAGTTGTTGTTAGCATAACGTGTCAGTTTCCAAACTGGGAAGTTGGGATGTACTATGTAAACAACATCGTTAATCTGCTTAAACTGTAATTGGAATATATCGCAGTTCCAGTAGTCGGGTGCTGTGAATGGGGTTACAGTGCCTGAAAGACTTGTTGTACCAGTCGCAGAATAGGGACTAGGTACTTCGTATGCCGTCTGCTGAATAAACCTCGTAGTATCAACAGAAGGGTCATTGGGGGCTTCTCCTGCAACCGTGTTGTAATACGTCAGACTATTAATTGACGACTTAAGAAACTGTCCTGCTGGATAAGCACTCACTGCCCCAGCGCTTCCTGTACCACTACCACCAGCACCAGTTGCCGTGAATAGCGTACCAACTGCGGGAGTTCCTGTAACGCCAATAGCAGCCCAATTTGTTGTACCTACTACCAATATCTTGTAATACTGGCCTATAGCAAAGCTACCATCACTTACGGAAGGCAAAGTCCAATTAACAACCACAGATGGGTCTACTTGCACCTGACCATTATCATTCCAGAATCTTACGCCGTAGTCGCAGAACTCAAGTTGGAATGTTGTACCAGGAGCATATTGAAATGCCTCAAGCCTACTCACTGCTTTGTTGCCCAGTCTGTTCTGTCCGCCATTTCCTAAGTATTGCAAGCCAGGACGTCTTGTAGCCCCACCTTGCTTCATAGGAATCATGTTACGTAACTTACGGCAGGCTTTCCTATATCCTGGTAAGTCAACACGACTATCTAGCGTAGGCGACCATTCGCCCGCTGAGAACGCTGCGAGTGTATTAAGTGTATGTGGCATTATCCGTTAGTGCTTCTCCAACGACTTCTGATGAAGCGGGATTCGCTTACGATGTTGTAACGACGTAACTTATCTTCACCAGCATTTTTGGTGCGGGCTTCAGACAACACCTGTTTGTATTCCTGTTTTAAACGTAATGAAAGAGTAGCATCGTCTTTACGCAGATCGGTTGCTATCATAGCAGCCAGCTTTAAGACTAATGCGTCTGTGAAAAGACTGTCATACTTAGTAGTATCAGGCTGAAACTGAACATACTTAATAATGGCATATTGCTGGTTGGTGAGCAGCTTGTCTTGGAATATCTCGTGGCTAGCACCTTGACTGCCTGCTGTACCCCATGCCGTTGCACCACCACCCCATAGATTGTTGTTATTGAGTTCTATGAGGGTAATAAAGTCTGCTGGGAGCTGGAAGGCATTTGACCATTCTGTTCCCATTCCGCCCGACCAAGGAGCGCCTAAGTAATTAGGTGAAAAGTAATTCGTTTGAAACCAATAGCCCTTTGTTAAGTCAGCAGCAAAGTTGTTTGATGCTACGTTGGCTATTAAGCACTGATAGAGATAGCTTGCGTACGTCACATAGACGTTCACCGCATAGGATGTGCCTGGTGTCCAAATCGTTGCTGTGGAAGGTACGCCCGTGTCCTGTAGATTGACGTTGTTGGGTATTAGGACGGGTGGTAGGCTTGCCGCAGTCTTTAAACAGTTCCATGGAGCTTCACGAGCTACGGAACCAAACGCCTCGTTCCATGCAACATTACAAGCTATAGCGTTAGCGTCTGTCTGATTATTAATCGACTGTATCTTGCGTTGCCCTAATTGCATTAAGGCTAAGTTACAGATGTCTGTCTGTGAGAGTTGTTGCATGTTATAAAAAAGTTAGGGCTACCACCAGCGTCCAACTCGCGGATGATAGCCCATATACTTAATCTACCGAATTAAGGTTTAACAACCTTTAAGCGGAATACTAATGTTTGATTAGCTACTGGTGTAACTAATGTAGCAAATGTTGCATATACCCATGCACCAGAAATACCAGTACCAGCGGATGAACCTGTTGGCTCAACTGCTAATGCACCGATTTGATATGGGATGGTTAATGAAACGCCACTTGCAAATCCTACTGGACTTGTTGAAGCGGCAGCGACGTTTAAGCCAGTTGCATAGCGAGTAGCTGATGCGACGACTGCTGTGCTACCATAAATGTAGTTACCAGTTGCGTCATCATCACCTACGTTAAGTGTTGCTGTTCCAGCAATACCAGTTCCTACAACAGAGCTGTATGCAGGATCAATCATCGTGCCTGGTTGTGCCAAGTAGATGTTAATCTTATCACCCTGTGCTTCGGAACCTGTCATTGTGTAATAAGCAATGACTTCTTTTACTGAACCGATTTCAAGTGCTGGATCATTGAATCCAGAACCTGTTCCGTTGGAGACTGGACCGCCGCCTGGGAAGTTCAGGAATGGTTGCTGTTCTGTAGCGATTGAAGAATAATATGTAGCCATGTTAGTTTGTTTCCTTTAGTTGATGGTTATATTATTGTGTTTCATCGCAACTGATGAGAACTACGCCAGCTTCTTCCATACGAGTTGCACCAGCAAAGTATGTGGTACGAACTTGGATTGCATGTGATTGCTGAGGTAAGATATCAATCTTAGTTGCTTGACCTTTTGTTTCACCAAGGAGAAGGAACTTCTTTTGGTAAGCGATACAGCTACGGATTGAAGGTGTACCAGCGGTTGGTAATAATTGAGTACGTACAAAGCGGAAGCCTGCGAACTCATCAAGACGGCCTTTCATTAAAGCACGAACGTCATTGTAAAGTACGGAGTCAACTTGGTCTACGTTTAACAATAGATCATATAGTTGCTTTGCTGCATAAACTAAAACGCGGTCGTTTTCTGGAACGTCGTTTGAGTCTAATACGTATACTGCTTCAAGGAGCTTAGCGAGCGTCATGCCCGTGTTTGTGCTTCCTGGGAACTGTACACCGATCTGCTGAGCAGAAGGTAAGGAAGTTGCAGTAGTTGCTTGTGCGCCTGTGTAGTTAACACCAAGAGCAGCATTGATTAATAATTGATCCTTTAAACGATTTACTGCGATAGCGTGATTCATCGCAATAATGTTCTGAGGATCAGGTAGTGAACCAAGGAGAACTGAGTCATCCTCGTCAATCCATGTAGCTTTTTGATAAGCGGTTGGGATTACCCAACGGATTGCTGTAGGTACATCAGATGGTTCTGTCACTGCTGCACGAGCTGTCTTTTGGCTCATTGCATAGGACTGTGATCCCATTTGATCGTAGCGTTTCTGATTACCAGCCACTGTGTCTGATACGTACATACCAGCTAAACGGTGGTCGATTTGTTGTGCCATGATTTCGTGCCAGACTGTATCGAAAGCTGGCTCGTAATGTGGCGGTAGTGTAATAACTCCTGATGCCATGTTAGTAAAAAATAATTAAGTTGAAGTCTCTGTCGTTGTTGCCCTACCCCCAGAGTATCACTTAAAGCGGTCTGGTTCTCGGAGCTGGTATCCGATCGACCGCTGGGTCTAGCTAAGCTAGAGTGTCCTTTGTGTGGATCTAACCCTATTGCAAGAGTTCTACCCCAAATCTGTCAAGGGATTATTCTTCGGTTAGCCCAATAATGTCTTTTTCACGCATCATTGTAACTAGTTCTCCATCAAACTCCCAGTCATCACCTGCCACATTATTCACGTATACCCTGTCTCCTATGTTGACCCAGTTACACTTAGGGCCACGTCCTAGGACTGTAGCTTTGACATGAGGTCTAAACCTAGCCGTACGCTCGGCCTGCTCAGGCACGATGATACCATCTAGTTTGTATTCCTTGATTTTGTCTTTTAACACTAATACTTTAACGCCAGTTGGAGTGACGGTTCGCATGTTATTTCTTTGGTACTTGAATGAACTCTGTTGTAGGTGTAACTATCTCTGTTTCAGATAGTTCTGTTATTCTGTCTTGTTTTTTAACTTTAAGAATAAGGTTCGTAATTGGGTTATTAGTTGGAGGTAATCCTTGGGCCACCCTTCTGCGGGCTTGGATGACTGGCAGGATTTCTTCGTTGTAGCGCTTTGCTGCGGCTTTACTGTCAATTTGGCCTTCTTTAAACTTCTTGATTTCCTTTTTGCCATATTGCTGGTTGTAAATCTCGTCGTCGTAAGCCTCTTGCTCTTGCAGCTCTCTGTAAAGATCTTCGTGGTTAGGCATTAGCGGGCTCCTCTCTGTGGTCTGTTAGACGCAGCTTTAACCCATAGTCTATTAACACGTTGTACCACTTCATCATGATTCTTGTGGTTCTTGTCCCAATAGGCTTTGTAGTCAGGGTTTTCCTTGTTGGTGCTAATCTCCCTAGCTGCGGCATTTGCCTGCTCAGGGGTCATCTGGTCTGCTGAGAGGGACATGTTCTTGGCGCTTTCGCCCTTTATCATACTGTCCTCACTCATAGCCTTACCGATACGCATCATAGCCGCAAACACAGAAGCGTTCTTGAAAGCGGGGTTGTTAGGATCCAAACCAAATCTAGCGCCTGCACGTTCAGCAAGGTCTTTAGCCTTACCATAGTCCAAGCCTTCTTTGGAAGCGACTTCCCTAATCAATCCGTCCTGCTTCTGGAACCATTCTTGTTCCATCTTCTGGTTCTGCTCAATAATGGCCTTAGTATGCTGGATTTCGGCCTGTGCGAGCTTTTGCATAGCCTCAGGAGACAATCCCATTTCATGTGCCACCTTAGCCATGCTATTAGCATAGTTTTGATCCCAGAGGTTATCTGGTAGGTCTTGTGGCTTAGTTAGGTTATAGCCTTCTGGCTTCTCAGGGGCGCCATTAACACGACGTAGTATAGCGTTATACTCCGCCTTCATCTCTGGCGTAGCATCTTTTGGTAATGGCTCAATGATGCCCTTTTTGGATGCTAGTTCCTTTAACCCTTTATAGCTCTTAACAAATTCCTCTCCGTTTTTATAACGCTCAAGATCCTTGCGCATCTGGCGTATATCATCGGGTGCTTTATCAAAGGCTGTATGGTCTAACGAGCCGTCTTGTTTAAACCATGATGTAATCCAGCTATCAGGCTTATTCTCGGTAGTTGCCGTTGTAGCTACATCCGTCTTTACCTCCGTTGCTGAGAACGTGGAATAGTTAGGATCCAAACTACTTGGACTTGCTGCCGATGGGCTTGGCTGGGCTGATGTTGGTGCTGGTGTTGGGCTGGGTGCTGTTGCTACTTCTGACATTTGTTGGAGTGGGTTGACCGATTGGTACTTTAGTTATTTTAACTATCTTAAACATTAGAATGAGCTACCAGCAGATGCAGCAGCGTGTCTGCGCCATACGACTTCAATATCACCCTTCTTCTCCATCTTATCAATGAGTTCTGGGGAATAACGATCTTCGTAAGGCTCAACGGTTACTTGTACTAAATCGCCATTACTATCTCTTTGTTCTTTTAGGATTTCCTTTTCTGTAAAGGTGAGATGCGAGGAACGGCGGGCAATGATTTGATCGCGGGCTTTAAAACGTGTGGACATATACTCTCCACCATTTGTACCAGGTCTTGGACGGCTATCTGTACGAATGACATCTGCACGTACCCACATATCACGCGGATCTTTTGGTGCTTCTTCGCCTTCCTTGAGCTTCTTGAGTTTAACGCCAAGTACGTTTTGGAATTTGATAGGAGCCCACTTTAACATCCATTCAACATAGGCTGGTGTTAGATCGCCTTGTAATGGGTGCATCTCTGGTGGAGGTGGTGCTTTAGGACTAATAACGTCTGGCTTCTGACCTTCCATCAATACTGTCGTGATGTTTACCTTCTCGTTGGTTAGATATGCCTCTACTGACTTATGGTAGCTATCACGCATTTCTGCGTCCTTCCAATAAATCGTTGTGTAGTTACCTGGTGGATCTAAACGGGCTAATACGGTTTTACGACCGCCATTGATGCCGTGTACGCGAACAAGCTCATGCTTGTCGTTGATGTCTAATATTATGTTTGGAGTAGCCATGTTGGATTATTTTGTTTTACGAATTTTGAGAGGGCGCGGTTCTATACCTGCCTTCAGTATTTGACCCCTGATATGGAGGTATACAGAACGCCTACCCTCATTAAAGTATGTCTTAAGGTGAGCTATCTCTCCGTCTGTACGTGCTTCCGCAGACAGGGCATTCACCTTGCAATGTTTTTCTAAGTCTTGCCAAACAAGACGTTGATCTGCATCCCTCGTGTCCAGACCGCCAAACACCTTTAAGTAGGCTAGTTCTAAACGTCTGGACTGAGTGATGGCGACCTCGGTTGGATCGAGAGCCATGTTATTATGCGTTAGCTGTTGCTATAAAACCTGATGCTGCCCAGTAGATGTTTGCACCTGTAGTAACTGCTTTAATTTGTAATGCAGAGTTAGGTGTACCAGCTACGGGTGTTGCAAGATTGAGTACTGTAGGAGATGTGGAGCTTGCTGGTGCGTATAAGTTCATAAGCACTGCGGATGATCCAGCGTCAATAATCTGTACAACTGTTGGCGTAGAACTTGTGTTAATAAAATAGAGATCTGTTAAGAAGTTCTTATTGTTAGTAACATTACCTACGAGGTTTGTTTGTTGGGAAGCTGCTGCGATTGTAACAGCCGTAGTGTTCGATATAGCGGTAGTGCTAGTTACCGACCACTGATTTCTTAATGTAGATGGAGTAGCCATGAATTATCCTTGTGCTGATTGAAGTTGATTTGATGCTGCGTCTTGAAGTTGTTGTGGAGCTTTGCCGAGTTTGCCAGCAGCGGTAGCAGCAGTCTCTGCATTCTTGAGAGCGTTTTCTTTTGCGATCATCTGAGCGCGTTGATTACGTAGGTCGATTACTTCCTTCATTGAACGGAATGAACCTTCAGGCATACCGAAGTTACGGCCTGTCATACGTACGAGATTATCGAAGTTAAAGTTGTCCATGATGTCTGGACGCATCTGAGCAAGAGGTTGAAGCAAGGTTAGCGTCTTTTCTGTGCCCACGTTCTTCACTTCATTCATCGCAAGCGTTACACGGCTCTTGATATTAATCTTTGGTGAAGCAAGTTGTAATGGTTCTTTAGGATCGTTGTTAGGACGTACTAGAAGTGCTTGCGGTGCTTTGCCCAACTTACCAGCTCTGTACGCAATACCAATGCAGCGTAGTACAAGTGGGTTGATTAGGTCGGTGCGATATTGATCGAATGTTCCTGTGAACTGATCGAGCTTCTCACCAATGCGCTGGCTCACCTCAGTGGCGGTCATACGCTTGTCCTCAAGATTTCCAAGTGCGTTGAAGATGTCTACGAAGAATGCTTTGTTTAATGCAGCACGCTTGTCATCTAACATTTCCTTGGTGTTTTGGTAATCACCCTGCGTTAACCATTCACGAGGTACAGCTTCGGGTTGATCGGCCTTGTAAGTTGTCACACCACCTGCGGCTAGTTGGATGTTGCCGTCAAGGTTGTCTGGATATAAAAGACGAGGAAAGGCTTTTAACTCGGCTAGTGCATCCTGATACTGGGTGACGAAATTGAGCTGGCGAGCTTCTACCAGAGTTTCAAATGCTGGGGAACAACCATAGGCTTGGTCATCTGTACCCCAACGACTCCAGCGTAAACAAAAGTATGGCATCTCATCGTAGCCTTGATAGCTAACAATTTTCTTTTCAACTACTGTCTGGTAAACAGATGCAAAGGCTTTTCCGTTAGTTCCTAAGTCTCCAACCTTGAAGTCGTCATTAGGGAATACGTGATGCATGAACTCATACATTTCATCATACTTCTTTTTGTCGTGAGCTTCCTGCATCTTCTTAGGAAGGTTCTCTACGCCAAACTTCTGAGCTGCTTGTCTTACTGTGAGCTTAAACCAACGTACAACTGTATCAATCGACTTTTCGTCGTTCTCGGCGATTACAAACGTACCTACCTTGAATTGCTCAAAGCGGTAGAGATTGGCCTTACCTTCTTCCATAAACATAAGAGCCGTACCAAATACGCAGGCACTTCTGTTGAATGGTTGAATGACGGAATAGAAGTTGGAAGCTGCTAGTTCTTGTAAAATGGTTTGCGCCGTGTCTGCTGACCAACGTGTAGCTTCATCTACGGACTGGTCGTCAAGAGACTGAGTCTGTGGACTAAGGAGTTTCTGTAATCTATCCTTGCCAGGCATCATCCCCATCTGGCGATCCATATTAGCTTTTGTTA